GCGTTCTTAATCGAAGAAATTAGCATAAGAATCATATATTGATTTTGAACTTCTTAGTTCTTCAACTTTATATGTTCCATTACTGATTTCATTCATTTTATTGAATGTTATAGAATAATTATTTGAGATATGATTAGTTAAATCTGAGTTATAAGAATATGTTGATTCTCCAATGGAGGATCCATACATAATCTCATCAGTAGAATTAATTTCATCAAATCCCAACTTAAATATTTTACCTGTATTTAATAATTCAAGAGTCTTATTTCTCTCTTTATTAAATACATTATCAATATTTAGCATTAATAATTCTTTAGATCTTTGTCTAAAATTAACAGAATTTACTTGTCAATTTGAAACTTGATCTTTATAATTATTAAGATAATTATTTATACCTGTAAAAACAGGGTAATATTTTAAATTATTAATTTCATCTTCATTCAAATAGTTCCTATTTGATATGATTGATTCAACTAAAGAATTTAACTTTACCATACTGTTTTTTACTGTTTTTCCGATACCTAGTCCGATAATATCATTTAGTAATGAATGAATTAAATCATCGTTAGGTATCATCACCAAATCATTATTAAGATTACTAGCAATTAACTCTCTAAGAGAATCAATTGTTGAAAATCCAAAACAATGATCTAGTGATTTGTGGAAAATAGAAACTTTCATATTAAACTTTGAATTTGAATACTTAGTACTCAATTTACGGTTTAATCCCTTGTAAAGTTTTGAAACTACGTGGATTAAATTCAATGAAGAACTTAAGTAATTTCTTTTGATTTTGTAAAAATCATAAAGATTTACCATAACAATAAATGGATTATTAATGTTATTAATAATTCCAAATATTGGTATACCAGTAATTTCTTTCCCTTTACAGATTCATCTTTTGGCAAATTCATAGGTATCTTTCGATACATGTGACTTTGACTCAGATAAATCTACACCCAAATTTTTAATTCAAATTTTATATAATTTGGCAACTTTATCGTTTTTTATAACAATATCATCACCTAAAATTATGTAATCTTTAAAATTATAAATCCCATTTAAGTGTGCACATCAGTGTACAACTAAATGGTGGGTTAACGTAAAGGCAGCTCAAGAAGAATAAGCACCCATAGGTTGTCCGGCTTCGTAAGAAACCATATGACCCATAGGTGTTTTAAACTTCCTATCAGATAGTATACCAAATCAACCTTCAGACAATTCTTTAGAAAACATATGTTCTAAAAGTCTTCTCTGAAGTTTAATTGGAAATCTATCTGTAGCTGATGAAAGATCTAGTGATCAATATTGATTTGAATCATTGTTTCATTTATTATAAGGATCTTGCGTATAAGTCCTATCTTGTGAAAAATTTTGAAGTTTATTCATTAATTTTTCATGAATAGGTTTAAGAAATAATTGTGTATAGTAATCTACTATTGCAACTATTCTTAACTTACATTCAGGATCATATATAAATGATAATTTTCCTGTGATAAGATTGGTATTACTATCTTTCTTATTTCAAGAAAATTTGTAACTTTGATTAAAATAATTAATTCCTTCTTCGTCAGTAAGTTTATATAAATTTTGAATGGTATAATATGGTAAACTACATATAGTGCTTAAAGCATTTAATGTTGTTTTTCCTATTGGACCAGCTTTGTTTGATAAATAAATATCTTTTTTATCAAATTTTGGCAATTCACAATTTAAATTAAACTTATTAACAAATTCTTTAATAAAACCAGAAGGAATGATTTTTTTCATTTCTGAAGGTCTTGTTATCGAATCATAATCAGGAATTAATTTTTGTTTTTCTTTATTATCTAAAGTAATAGATCTTGTTAAGGAAAGAATAGTTAGTAAAAACTTTTTTTCCTCTAAAGATCCATTATTTAGATTTTTTAGAAAAGCAAACACTATTGGTCACCCATCAGGATCTATTCCTAATTTTATTTTATTAAATAATAAAGGATTACCACATATGTACCTCGTACAATGTAGTCTTCCTTGTTTGAAAAATTTAACGGTATAAATTATACCATTATTCTTTTCCATTCTATTAAATAATTTAAAATAAGGATTTAGATATTCTATGACATTAATATTTGGATATAAGATACGACATAGCTTAACTGTTATGTTATAAGTATTTTTTTTCATATATTAATAAATAGAGTATATTTGTGGAGGGGTTTACTTTCTTACGAAAGCATATACCTTTTCTCGAGTAGCCTAATGATTAGACTAA